AATGAATTAACTCTAGCCATAGCCCACTGTTGTGGAGTAGTGCCCGGTCTGTGACCTGTTTTCCATGCAGCCATACCTCTATTGTATACCTGTCTTAAGATGCTAAGAGGCATTTTACTTTTTTTGGCTTTATTTTTTAAGCCTTCATTTTCAGTGATATATTGACTAAATCGAATCATGGCTATTTCTTTTTATCTGGATGACCTTTACCGCCATCGGCTTTGTTTGCCCATACTGCTTTACGCTGTGCAGCTGATACATAACCTTCTTCTTTATCCATCATTTTGCCTTTGGCTAATTTTCTATAACCTTGACGAATTTTAGTTTTTGCATCATAATCCCGTCTAATAGGAAGGTCAGGATATCTTGCCTTAGCAATATCTGATTTAGCATCTCTTTTGACTATATTTGAGGCAGCTTTTTTTCTGTACTGCTTTAACTTATCTGTGCTTAGCTCATCAAGTTTCTTTTCTTGTAAGCTTTCCCTTAACTCGAAATAACTTTTCATTAATCGTCTCCAAACATTTGTTTAAATTTCTTAGTGTGTTTACTAGGTTTAGTCTTTGCACCAGCGTCACCAGGAGCTGGCTTATATGATTTAGGATCTCCGTCTGGCATTTTAGCTTGACGCTTGAATTGTGCATCGCGCTTAACCTTAGTAGACTTCTTCAATCCTTTATGATATGCAGCCGGCTGAGAACCCTCGCGATCTTTAATGTCTGGATCTTGAGCTTCCTTGGGTGCAAATTTCTTTTTAATATCTTTCACTGATGCATCGGTACCATAATCGTAAACCTTCTCAACAGCATTTAACCATTGGCGAGTCTTGTTGCCATTTGCTTCAACGATCACATAGTTGGTACCACAAACTGTAATGGTACCAACTTCGTTCGTCTCTTTTATAATGACCTCATCACCCTCACTAAATAGTTGTCCCTCAACATAAGCTTCACGCTCTGGAGAGACTGAGTCAAATTGTATCATATTTTTAAATTCTTTTGTTTCTTTGAGTCCGAGTCCTTTTCGAACATCGTTAAATAATTTCTTAGCATCGTTATTAGACATTGCATTAGGTAGACCTTGTGCAAATTTAGAGAAATCATTATCAGTTGCATACTTACGCTGCTTAGTGCCTGATGCACCTTCAGCTCCTTCAGCATCTGGATCTCTCTGACCAGCCGATACTATCTTAATTCCGTCTTTAAAGTTATAAAATCCATGCCGGCCTTTCTTGCCGTTGTACATGTTTAACCTTTTACTGTATTCATTCACACGATCAGAACCTGCAACCATTACTACGCTGCGAAATCCTTCATCATACAATGCAGTAAGTGCAGCAAAAGGTGTTTTCACTTTCTTGTTCATCATTACCTGACGAGCATGCTTAGGAAACATCTTGCGCACATACTTGATTTTTGAATTGTATGGGATTGGATTTTTCTTATCATTAGATAGTGATAAGAATACACGGTATGGATTGCGTCCTGATGAAGACGCAAGTTTATCTAATAACTTACCATGACCTATAGTGGGAGGATTCATTCTACCAAAGGTAAAATAAGCTGTCTTTTCCTCCTCAACCAGAAATTGAGAAAAACTATTAATAGGCATTTACTTACCGCGTTTCCTTTTTAACTCTTGTTTACGCTTATCTTTTCTTAAACGTCTACCTAGGTTTTTAATACGACCTGCAATTTTACTTAGACGTTTTTCAAGCGCTCCCTTTTGAGCTGCGGATAACTCGGATTTGGCCCTGCCTTTAGACATTTTTTTGCCTATATCTTTACGCCCTTGCCTTTGAGCACGACGATCGATACGTTTTTTATCAGCGATTTTGAATTTTAAGCGTTTCTTACCAAGTGCAAGTTTAGCTTTATTCTTCTTCATTTTGACTTTAGCTGCACGTCGTTGTGCAGGAGTCCATTCTCGCTCATTAATTTCTTCGTAGTTATCTACGAATTCGCTAAATTCTCTGAATTTTAACATATTAGTTCCGTCCCGGTTTATCCCATCCCTTTAATATATTGGGTGAAAAGTTGTTGTATGAGAATTCCATACGATCAACAAGTTTCACTGCATCACCACCAAGTTTATCAATAGCAACAAAGCCTTCGGCACCTGTTACTTTGAATCCATTCTTTGTCTTCACAAAAGATTTAACTTTCTGTAATGTATTAAGCTTATTTATAAGTTTTAATTTCGCTACTACAATTAATTTTTGCAGTTCGAACATTTTTATTAGATTTGCTTTGTTTTGTGGCGAAAAGAACGACAGCATACGCTGCTTAGCATCTCTTTGAGACTGCTTGCCCTTCTCTGATTTACGTTTAGTTTCTTCTTTGCCATACTTGAGGCCAATCCATCTGATTAGCATATCAGTATGACGTTTAGTATTTTGTACAACCTGTCCCTTTCGAACATACTTATTATTGAATTGTTCGATAAGTTGTGCAAGTTGTTGGTTAGACTGCAGATCTCGCAGTGTCGAACCTGCAATCTGATTAAATAATTTACCAGCCTGTGACAATGTTCTATTCACATCATCAGTTTCTTTCTTCGACATCAAAAGGTTTGTATGATCTCTTAACATTGCGTCTTGAGACCATACAGCTTTTGACTTTTTCATTCCTCTAACGTTGACACCGTAACTGGCTCTGAGGGAATCGAAACTATTTCCACTATATGACGTGTGCCAGACGATCCCAATGGTAGCGCGTGTGATATCACGAGCAGCATTATGATCAGCAGGAACAGCATAAACGATGGTGTTTGGATGAAACGTGACATATTTATTTCCTTTAATGGTTTCTTTCTTTACATCACCAGGGCCAAACAAGAAGTCTCCTTGAACAATGCCTTTAATTCCAAGCTTGGGCAATTCACGTAAAGCAGACTTAAGCTTAACAGCAAGGTCGCCACTAGTGTCATTATCAACATCAGCAGCGGTCTTATAAATCTTGGGGTTCTTATTGAAGATCCCTTTTTTCGCAACGAAGAATACTCCGTCCGAAGGATCAGTACCAGCAAAAATAGCAGGGGCACCATCCCACTTAACAGATACGTTACCATCTTGCTCACCTTTTAACATATCGCGTAAAGATCGTAATGCATTAATTGCTTGTCGAGTACCCTCAACTCCACCATAAAGAACCTTGTCCTCTATGTGTGTCATGTGAGTATTCTTTTGCTCGGTTAATGTTTCTTTAAACGATATCATCTTGTTTCCCTGAATGTCGTACCTGTATATTATACCACATTCCTCCTTAATTGTAAACCCTAATGGTTATCCCAATAAGTTTTACTTATCTCGCCACGATTACGTGTATTAGGATCTGTTGTCTTCTTCGTTTTTACATAAACAGATGTACCACCTGTCGTACGTATACCATTAGTCGACTTCAACCATAACTTTCTTTGCTGTGGAAATCCTGCACCTGGATCTGCTGGTGCATTATCATACTGCCATCCAGATAGATTAGTAATATTGACCCATGCCATTATTGTTCTCCCATCAATCTATCATATTCTGCCTGATCTACTACACCTTCGCGCAATAGCTTTTCACGGTTTGCCATATGCTTCATTTGAATCTCTTCTTTTGATCCACCGAAGTAAGCCACTGCATGACCTTCTTCAATCATTATACTTGTTAAGCGTCTTATTTCATATGAATTGTCTTTGTTTTTATATTCGATATCGAAATCACCAAGGATACGGCCGAACTTGCCTTTCATATCCTCACCTTTTCTATCTTCTTCTGTAATAAGCTTTACATGTTCGCTTTTAAATAGTTCTTTGACTCTTGCCTTTGCAGCTTCGCCAAATAGATCTTCTACTTTATCTCTTGTTCGTGACTCGGGTGTATCAATACCCATAATACGTACTCTTTCATCATGTAACCATATACCAAATCCTAAATCAATATCAACATCTACCGTATCACCGTCAACGACCTTAATTAATTTTACGTCGTATTTGTTTTCGGTTGCCATTAGATTTCCTCTATATTTTTCTTTTTAATTGCTATTGCAAAAACTCCAACTCTTGCAGTGCCGACATGAACTCCGCCTGCATTAGCCCCTCTGTCACCTGTATATCTTGCATAAAATATTGCTTTATAATCACCCTTTGGAACGGCACCATTATTATCTTGATGTCTTGATTTGATATAATAATTTTTGCCACGCTTTTTAATTTTCATCGGACCTTGATGAAATTCATCTACGTTATTTTTACCTCGTTCTTTTCCATAATCTATACCCCATACAGATTGTAATATTAATTTCTTATTGTTTAAACTACGCCATGCAGTATCGCCACTCTTCATTCCGTCTGGAAACTTTTTCTTTAGAGCAAGCATCCAATCTGTAACAAGTTTATTATTTCTAAATATCTTATCCGCTAAACCACCATATTGTTGAAAGTCTTTAGCTGTAGAACCGTCTTTGTGAGATACCCATGCAACTGCCTCACCCTTAGCATCTACTAAATGAAAATCTGATTTAGGTGTACCAGGTGTAGATTCTACACCAACTACCATTACTTTTCTTTTACCAACTATCATAGGTAAGACTGATATTCCATCTTTGACCATAGCACGTTCTATTTCTTTTCGTAGAGCTGCAAGTTCTCTGTCTTCTGCAGCAGTACCAGAACCTTTGCCTTTACCACCAAACTCCGGAGTTTTATGAAACTCATGAGGATATTTTACTTGAACATTCTTACCTTTATCTGTTTTACCTTTCATCATTACCGAATATCCATTAACACGCATTTCTGCATCTAATGTTTTCCAATCAGGTGATGTTATCATTACAGCACCTTTATCTGTTGAAAAGTATTCTTTATCTTTTACCTTATCAATAAACACAGGTACTCTTGCAAATCCTCTCTTTGCTAAGTCGTAATGTTTTAATTGTAAGAATGTATTCTCTGCCATAAACGTGGAAAATCTCTTCATGGTATCTGCCTAAGTTATTTTACACTATTTATATATTTTTTGGTCAGGGCGGCAGGACTCGAACCTGCGGTCTCTCGGATCCAAACCGAGCACTTTACCAACTAAGCTACGCCCTGATAAAAAAAAGGCGGCACAAGGCCGCCGAGTTTGGGAGGGAGGAAAATCCGTCTCAGCGACGGTAGATATACGCATCTACCCTTGATGCATACTTAAGCGGGAGAGATTGATTATATGCCCAAACACCCATGCGATGTCCTCGACCATGAGCCTTTACATAATATCGATAATCATATCCCATATTCTTTAAATCTTTGTTTAGGTTTGTAACCATACGACGAATAGATGCAAGCTCAGTTTGATCTTGCTCATCCATTCCGAAGGTACCGATATAAGCATCGGTACGTTGCTTTGTTTTATCATAATACATTATTCATACTCCCAATCTTTAAATGTAACAATGTCACAGATTTCTTTCACAACCTTACGGCCGTACTCAGTAAATAGAATCCCTCGATTCCATACCCAATGCTCGACGCATTGCTCATGAGAAAACTCATCTTGCTGAGTCATCCAACGAAGAGCATCTTTACGAGTCTTCGCACCAAGAAGCATATAGAAATTTACTTCTTTCTTGAACTCATTTAAGCATCTCTGCTCTTCACGTTTTTCTTCCTCGTCAGTATAATATCTCATTACTTTTCCTCTCATTTGATAAGTATATACTAACATAAAAAGGGGTGCTTGTACACCCCTTTTTTCACTTTTTTTATATTTTTTTATATGTGTTACAATTATGTCACACTAAAACTTTCCAAGAAATTGTGCAATCCTACCAACAAAAGGCAAGAGCATTAATGCCATCAAGAGATTCATTCCCGTGTGTGCCATTGCTATTCGCAATGTATCTCCTTTAGGCCATC